ACCTGCTGTGCACCTGATGGTGCGATAGGATCGTGAAGATCTACAGACAGTGCATCAAACTTAAGCTTAGATGAGATGTAACGCTGTGTGTTAATCCAGGGAATTTCCTTGTTGCCCATAGTAAAACCGGGGCGGGCAGCCTTCCTGATTAAGAAGGCATCGATTCCCTCAATGGCAAAGATCCAGCGATGCTTTCTCTTTGGCTCAAACTTATTTGGAAGCATGTCTGTGACTGAAAGTGTCTCGGCCATTTTTTATTACTCCATATTCCTTTAATAACTAATTATCACAATGCTGATGATGCATTAACCACGAAATCAATTGAGATAAACTCTGCAGTCCTGACAGGCTGGAGGAATATCTTTCCTCTAATCGTATTATTATCGATGTCTGCCTGTGTGGTTGTCGAAGTGTCAATTACCACCTTGTATCTAACAACGCCTGATCTGTTTTGGACATCCTGCATGATTGGATTGACCAATGAATTAAATCTTGCAAGTGTTGCCTGCGTATTAGGCTCAAACAGCAGGCTGTTTGCCACTGCACGAACTCTACGACGAACATCAATGAGAAGACGTCTGACGTTGACTCTATCAAGTGAAGATGCTGTCTTCAATAGCGTCTTCTGGCCCCAAACTACTGTGGGTCCTGCAGAAAGTTTGATAATTGGATTGATGTCTGCATTATAGATCGTTCCGAGCGCTTCTGATGCCTCATTTAAATCAACTGCTGTACTATCTGCTGCAATTGCGCCACGAGTGACGCCTGCTGGTGCATACCAAGGTGCATACAAGTCGTTCTTGGCATAGGCCGCGAGCACTGCTGCAGAAGGTGGAATCGTGACTAGGCCTGTTCCATCAGGTGACTGGATTGTGACGTCTGGGAAATAAGCTGCACCAAACGATGAATTCATTCCTCTGGACATGAAGTCAGTCACCGTGTTGCTAATCACAGGCACCTCAGCGCTTGATGTGATGTAGGAATTTAGCGAATTCTTCTGCTGGATATCCATCAGGTAGAGTGCATCGAATCTATTCTCGACTGCCGACAAGGCATAATTTGTAAGCTGAGGAACTCTGATTCCGGGCATTGCTAGAAGCTGGATGTTCACGTCAGCTGTGCTACCCATAATGTCGATTGCCTTTTTGTAGGACGATACTGTGGGTCCGCTCATTCCGCCTTGATTTGTAGCATCGCTAATCTCTCTCATTGCCGCAAGATCGGTCAGATTTGACTTTTCCGTGTCAAAGAGGTTTGTACCATCGAATCCACCCTGGAGGAAGAAGGTAAAGGCAACATTTGAACGATTTGAGCTATGTAAGTCATTAAGGTCGGACACCAATAAGGCACGTGTCTTGTTTGCACCATTTGATGTGATATTGCCTTGTCGAATATATGATGCCGAGGTCCAAAGAATGGCTTCGACATCACTTGGAGGATCACCTTTGGCGCCTGTCACGACCTGAATGTTTTCAATTGTGAATAGGTCATTACCAAATGAATCTGCAGCAGAAGAATTGTCATTATAGAATTTCTTGCCTGTGATGTCATATGATGGGAAGAATCTAAGATAACTTGCAATTGAATCATTCAATGCAGAATCGCTATTTGTATCAGGCAGACTCTGTCTAGTAAACTTAGCACCCCAGTTAAGACCTGTTGTGACTGTTGCTGTAGGTGCCGTGCCATTTGTAATTGTTTGAGCAAAAGGCACAGGAGGAGTTGTTGCTGACCGAAGAATGGCTTCCTGGCCTGACACAATCTGGCCTGTTGATGAACCAAATGTTGCTAGGCTGCTTCCTGATGTGAAGATGTAACCAATTCCTCTAAATCCGGCAGGAATTGCATCAGCTGGAACATTGCCATTGATAAGATCTTCAGAGAGTTCGATTCTGATGAAGTCATTGTTGACTGGGTAGTCACCATCAACTACGATCTTTTGGCTGCCATTTGCGCGATCAAAGTCAAAGTAAATATTCTGATTTCCGATTACAGCTGCAACATAATTGGATGAATTAGGATCTAACGTCAGACCTGCGAAAGATTTAAGTGTTGTTCCGTCCTTAATCGAAATAACATCAAGATTAAATGTTGCATATTCATTATATTGATTTGCTGGTGTGATATTCGAGATCCTGATACTGTAGTTATTTGCCAGATCAGGTGTCTTATTTGGCAATGATGCTAGACCATCAGAGATTGAATGTACTCTAAATAGATTGTAGCTTGTTCCGCCGTATTTTTGTGATAAGACGAAAGGTGAAACTGGATGTGTGAATCGCTCTTTGAATTGCTCAAAGTTAGGCGTTGTAGCATTGGACGTGTTTCTGCCAATCGAAGATGATGTGATAAAGACCGTATCTTGCTTGTTAGCATTGCCTGATGCTGTGGGGAATGTAAGAATTCCTGATCCTGTGATTGCTGCTGTGATATCAGCAACATCGTACCATGTGTAAAGCATATGGCCTGCTTGCTGGAACTTGGCAGGATCCTTGTTAAGAACATTAGAGATGTAAGAGCTGAGAAGATTTGTCGTGCTAAGTGATGCTGTTATAACATTAGGATACTGGACAGTATTGATATGACCATCCAAAAGCATGACAAAAGTTCCATCTCTTGTATCGAAAGAACCTGAAACAGGCCTGCCACTTGTCGATAATGTCGTAGGTGTATTTGATGGATTTGAATTACCTGACAGTGTTAATGACACACCAGAAGGTGTCATTATGACACCTCTGATAATCGGTACTGCTGTTGCAGAAGTCTGAATTCCTGCCGACGAGAAGACAGTTGATCCTGCCGACTCTGACATGTAGCAGCCAAGGAAGTATGTGCGACCGAGAAGACCACCTGCATTTGCATAAGGATTTGCCGACACGACGCCACTTGAACCTACCTGCTGCTCACCGACGGTGAAACCTGCATAGTTGACTGCGCCTGTTGCTGATTCACGCTTTAGACCGTCGCCAATTCCAAGAACTCTAAGATATGTTGCATTAGAATTTAATGATCCATTAAGCCAAAGGTTGACTGCAATAGGTCCGAACCTATTGCCAGTCACACCATAGACTGCACTATAGCTTGAGAAACTGTTGAAATTGAGAGGGACATAGGCAGGACCTTTTGCGGCGGTGCCTATCACACCTGCGGGCACGCCCGTAGAGCTCCTTGTCACAACAGCAGAATTATCTACCTCAGTGATTGTTACGCCTGGATATGGTAATGCCATAATCTTAACCTCTTATATTGTATGTATCAGACAAACTGGACGCCTGCATTGGTTATGATGAAGTCAATTGCAATATATTCTACTGCTTTCGTCGGGATGACAATAATCTTGCCATTTAGACGATTTGCCTCGATATCCTGCTGTGTGTTATTTGTCTCATCCATGATTATTCTGAAGCCGTCAATTCCGCTGTTGGATTGAACAGTTGCAAGTTGTGGTGTTATCAGATTCTTAAACCTTGAACGTGTTGCTGGTGTATTAGGCTCAAAGACAAATTGAAGACCTATTGCTGTAACTATTCTTGCAAGTTCAATCATCAATCTTCTGACGTTAACTCTATCGAGTGCCGTCCTTGCAAGCTGTAGAGTCTTTTGTCCAAAGATTACATACCCGAGACCTGGGAATGCAGTGATTGGATTGATTCTATTGTCATATAGCGAATCTCTGTCTGCGCTTGAAAGTCTAACTGCAAGGTTGACCACACTTGAGAGTGATGTTCTATTAAAACCAGCAGGCGCATACCAGGGATATGACTTAGCATCATTCTGAGCAAGCGCACCAAGTGCTATGACTGACGAAGGAACTCTGACTTTCTTATTGTTATTCGTGTCATCAACTATTGAGACGTCAGGGAAATATGTTGCACCGTAGTTGTTATTAACATTCCTTGAAGCAAACTTGTTAATGGTGTAGTTAACATCTGGCAGTGTTGTTGTTGTAAAGATCCTAGTTCCTGTGTCAGTGTATGCAGGAATGTCCATGATGTACAGAGATCTTGCTGATGTTTTGGCTGCAAGAAGTGCATAATCTGCAATTTGTGTATCGCGAATTCCAGGAATAGTCATGATATTTGCATTTGACGAACCTGGGTTTGTCATTATATCTACACCTGCTCTATAAGAGGAGATTAGAGAATTTGAAGGTCCTGAAGCGAAGTTATTTGCGGCTGTATTGAGACCAATATTTAGACCTGCTAATGCCTTGCCACCTGGTTCTCCTGATGTTGACCTATCGTTCATAAGCGACATATCTTTATCAAGAATATTCAGGCCATCGAAACCACCATAAAACATGTTTGTAAACTTTGCGTATGGTGAGAATCGATTAAAGATCGAAGAAGACGAGATCAGAGCAAGAGATCCAAAAGTAAGTCTTCCTGAAATTGTTGAATCCGATATTGTGCCGTCAGATGAATCAGGTGTGCCGTTGCGCAAGTACACGGCATTAATCATGTGCTGGTCAATTGTACCAGTTAGATTATTGACTGCGGCATTTAATGCTGTTCCTGCACCCTTTGAATTGTAAAGAGCGACTCTTGCAAGTGTGAACTTATTATTACCAATGACGCTTGATGCTGAACCTGTCGTGAGCGTATCGAGCTTTGTAATTCCTGTAAATTTTGAGAAAGTCTCAATCAGAGGATTCAATGTTCCAATTGCGCCATTTGATTGGAGAGGTGCTGCTGTGCCAAGTGCATTGGTTACAGAAGGCATAGGATCAAACTTGACACCCCAGTAGAGGTCTGGCTTTGCGTATTCCTGTGTTCCTGCAGCTCCTGCAAATGCAGGTGTTGAGGTTGTGCTACCCAGAGTTACTTTGTATCGAAGTGGAAGTGGTGGTGCAATTGATGCTGTAAGCGAGGTTGTACCCACTGCTGCGAGACGTCTGCTCAATGTAGGCAAATCGAAGTCGGTAACACCGTCTGTCGTCTTAAGTGTAGGAACACCTGCGAAACCGAATGGAAGCGAGTCTGCTGGTATTGAACCATTTATAACTTCTGACCCCATTACGATACGAACACGTGTCGACAT